CTTGCGCGGCGGTCAGATCCAGCTCCACCGTGCCCTTGAGGTTGCGGTCGGTCAGTACGGTCTGCTCCAGGGTGAGCATGGGCACGAAGGCGGTGGCATTGCCCCAATCCAGCGTCAGGCCGGTGGAGTTGTAGGCCGTACCGCCCGACAGCACACCAGCCGCATAGGTGCAACCCAACTGAATGTCGGTCACATTGGCCTTGGTAATGGTGGGTGGCACCTTCCAGGCGCTCAGCACGGCGGCCGGGTTGGCGGTCGCAGTCGGAATGCCATCCACCCCAATGAACTCGAACGTCAGCTTGGGTGCATCGCCTGACTTGGCAGACAACTTGACGTTGCCCTGGGCCATCAGCAGCTTGTGCAGGACGCCATCGTCGTAGTAGTAGATCGACAACGTCTTGGCCGCGTTGGTGATCGGGTCGTACTCAACACGGTTGGGTGTCACCAAGCCGGTGGTCTCGGACATCGCGCAACCCAGCAGCAGCTGGCCCCAGGCCGGACCGGTGGCAGGCGTTCCAGAGCCTGCCAACAGCACATCAAAGCTGCACTTCACCGAACTGGTAGCCACCAGGTCCATCGAACCGCCAAACCAGGGCGTGACGGTGTTGATCGCCACCATCTTGGCGTCGATGGGTGTGATCGACATATTGGCCACCTGAATGGCATTTGTGGCGCCCGTGGGCACCGCATCGGTTCCGGCGGTTGTTTCGACCTTGGCCAGAATTACGGTTTTCTTGATCAGACGTGCCATATCGGTCTACTCCTGGATAGTTGGAACGGGTGCCGGGGGTGTTGCGGGTACAACCGGCGGGGGTGAATACGGTTCGTTCTCCGCCCAACCCGGCAGGGTCGCATCCCAACGCCAGCTACCACCACCGGGTACCGGCGTGTTTTCTGGGGTTGCAATGGGCGCGGGTGTTGCGTCAGTTGTCAGTTCTTGTTTCTTAGCCATCAGGCACTCCAAAAGTAGGTAATCAGTTCAAACTCATCGATCCACCACAAGCGACCGTCGCCATCCAGGCGCAACAGCCGACCAGCTCGAAAATGCACCGGCTCACCGGTCTGTGCATCCGGCACCCAGCCCACCAGGGCTGTGCGCAGGTTCAGGCGCAGCGTTTTCAAGTCATTCAGCGCGGCGGCACCCTTGGCATCGCGCCGGTTGCTCACCACGTGCAGCACGCCAAACCGCTGCACGATGCGTTCATTGGTCCCGCCCAGCGTGTCCATGTCCGTCGCTGCGTCGGCCAGTGGCAGCACATAGGCGCTTGGGGTTGGCCCCTTGCCCTCTATGGCAGCGTCCAGGTCAGCGCTGGCACCTACCGCTTTCAAACCCGTCAACAACAGGGTCTGCAGGCGTACCTCAATCGCGCTCAAGTCCATCGCGCGGGGCCTCAGTAGTTCTGCAGCACGCTGGGGCTAAACACGCGATCCGGCGACTTCTTGGCCACCGCGTTGCCGTGGCCCGTGCCAGTGGCCGGAGCTAGCGGCGTGCTGCCCGCCAGTTGCACGTCGCCGCTGGCCATGCGTTTCAGCAGGCTGATCGCGTCCTCATAGCGCTGGCGCACCTGGGTGGGCGCGGCATCGTCATACAAGCGGTACCGGGCGATGTCCGACGCCAGGCGCAGCAACACCACGGGCGTGCTGGCCAACGGCAGGCTGTAGCGCGTGGCCAGGTAGCTGTCGATCTCCGCGTCTGCGTCCGTCAATGCACGGCCCAACACCGTGGTGTCAATCACCGCCCCATTCACCCTGTCGGTCAACTGCGCCAGCTCGACCGCACCAAAGCGGTCGGTCAGGTCAGACTGGGCGGCGTAGGGCATGGCTAGGCGCGGGCGTTAGGTCTTAGGCTGCGGGGGCGTCTGCAACGTCGACCAGCTCCACTGCCTTCACTTCCAGCAGTTGCTCCAGGTCGTCCGTGCGCACCTCAAAGGTGTCGCCCGGCTCTTGATGGGCGTGGTCGTAGTTCACAGGCACCAGGGCCTTGACGGTTTGTACGGCTTGCGCAGGGGTAGCTGCGCGGGGTGTGGGTTTTGCCATGGTTGGTCCTCTTGAGGTTTTGAGAGAAAGTCGGGTTGCAGCTAAAAGGCTTTGGCGATGGCTTAGGCCACCGCGTTCTGGAAGAAGTAGCCCGCGTCGTTCGCCGAGATAACTTCCTTGACCGACTCGCCGACGCGCACTTGCTCACCACCGCGCAGGCCCTTGCTGGACTGCATGGTCATGGCGATGCGGTTGCCAAACTGGGCGGTGAAGCCAAAGCAAGGCTGGTCGGCATTGGCCAGATCGGAGCCCACATACAGCAATGCGCAATGCTTGCCCCAGACCCGTGCAAAGGTGGCGGCCTGGCCCTTCTTGGCCGTGTTGACAAAGCCGGCGCCGACCACAATATCGCGTACTTCCAGCAGGTCGGCCAGATCCTTGCGGGTAATGGCACCACCGGTCTGCGCGCTGGCATTTGCCGCCTGGATGACGCGGGGGTGCTGGCGCAGCTTGGTCCATGCGGCCTGGCCCAGCACCACGGTGTTGGGGCGGAACAGTGGCACGTCCAGAGCGGCCAGCAGCGCGTCCAGCGGGTTGCTGTTGGCAAAGTCAGACCATTGCGACGTACCCGACAGCGTGGTCTGGTTGCTACCGGTGTAGGTAGCAGCGTTAAACACCGTGGCCGCCACGCGGATCTCGCGATCCAGCAGCACCAGGCCTGAGAGCAGGCTGGTGCTCTTGGCCATCGGGCTGACGGCGGTGTCAGGCTTGGCCATGGCGTTCCAGGCTTCGGTCTCGTCGTTGGGCACCAGGTCATCCAGACCGAAGTCCACGCATTCGTCATTGACCAGCACACCACCGAAGTCCACCATGGTGGGGTCGCTCTTGCGGCCCACGCGGGTGGCCGGCACGGTGTAGCCGTCCGCCTGGTTGTACTTGGTGTACGCAAACTTCTTGGGGGTCAAGATGCGTGGCAGCACCGTGTCCGCGATCATGTCGATGTCGCGGTTCTTGTAGCCAATGGCTACGGCGGTGAGTTCGGGGTTGACTGCAAATGCGGTGGTTGACATGGTGGTTGTCCTGGTTCAGTGGATAAGGAAAAAGCTGTATGCGTGGGTGGTGGTGTGGGGGCTTAGCCCTGCATCACGCCAAGCTCGACCAGCACGCGGATCACGTCGCCAGCGGCACTTGCGGCTTCGTCTGCGAAGCCAACAATGCGGTTGTTGACGCCTGCACCAGGGGCGGCCGTCACGGCGCGGCCGGTGGCGTCTGATGTCACCGGGGCACCTTGAACGATGGCGGCACCGGCCTCGATGAAGGCAATGCCCTGGCGCACCAGGTCGCAACGCTCACCAATGGCGGGTGCAATATCGGCGTTGACGCCCATTGAGCTGTCGGTGGCCGCTGTGGCCAGCGTCACCGTGTCCAGCGCGGACCATTTGCAGATGCGGTAGGGGGGAATGGCCATTGCGGCCGTGTAGTTCTTGAAAAGAATGGGATTGCTCATGGGTGGCTCCGGTTCAAAGGTGGGTGGGCTCAGGGGTCGGTTGCGCTAAGCGCGCTTGGCTGTCACTGCTGCCACCGCCTGGGCATGGGTCAGGTCTTGGCCCTTTTCTGCGGCCTGTTTTTGGTGGGCGGTGGCCGCATCAGCAATAGCCTGCGGATCAGCAAAGTCCACCGTGGCAGTGGCGCGGGCCGAGGTGGCGTGTTCGCCAAATGCGACCGCATCGGGTAGCGCGGTCAGCATGGCCTTGAACTGTTCCAGCAGCGGCGCACGCGCCTCGCCTTCGCCAAACTCAATGGCTGTGGGTTGTGCTGCAAAGTGGTCCAGCGTGGCAACCACCACGCCACGGAAGGCGGGCGTCACACCAGGCAAGGCTTCGCAAAAGGCGACGTTGGCCGCATGGACGCCCTGCTGGCGCTGTGCCAGCGCTGTGGCTTCCATTTCGGCAATGCGGGTGGCCTGTGTGGCCAGTTGGGTGCGCAATTGCGCGGCTTCGGCTTCGTTCACTGTGGACTCCTGCGGTTTGGGTTCGGAAAAACTGGGGAAGGCTTGGGGCAGCTCGGTGGCGCTGGTCTGGATGTTTGCCAGGCGCAGCTCGTCTTGCGCGCCTTGCTCCAGGCTCTTGACCTGGTAGCCGGGAATGACGGTGTCGGCCTCGGCCTGGCCAAACTTGCCAATGAACCATTCGCGCAGGTTGCGCCACAGGCCCGCGTTGTCTACGTCGTCCCATTCGGCAAAGGTGACCACGCCTTCTTCGTTGTCGGCAAATGATGGCGAGCGCATGCCCTTGACCGCTGGGGCCTGTGCACCCAGGAAGCCCACGTGGCGCAGGTAGTACACGCCTGGCACGGGGTTGGCCGGCGCATCGGGGCTGTA